CACCAAGGCACAGGAAGCCTCCATCAGCAGCGGTTACACCCCGCCGGAAACGGCTTCGGCATGGATGCACGGTCTTTTTACCATTGTTGAGGCACTGACCCGCATTATCCGTCCCGCGCTGGTCATTTGGGCGGCCTTCTACATCTTCAACCTGCCGGCGTCGGTGGCGGGTCCGTTGCAGCCTGAAATCGTGGCGGTTGCGTTTGCCTGCATCTATTTTTGGCTTGGCGTCCGCCATCAGGGCAAGAAGTAAGCCATGCCCGTTCTTTGCACGTTCGCAGCGGCTTCAGCCCGTGGGTTCAGCTCCTCGTCAGGGGCGGCTAGCCAGTTCATTATCGCTACCGGAGGCACTACGAGCACGTCCGGCAACTACAAGACCCATGAGTTTACGACCTCGGGCACGTTTACGATAACGAACGCCCCTTCCGGCGCTACCGCTCAGGTTATGGTGGTGGGTGGTGGTGGCGCCGGCTCGTATGCGGGCGGTGGCGGTGGTGGCTACGTCTATTCCTCTGCCCTTTCCGTCGCAAAAGGCTCGTTTTCTGTCACGGTGGGTGCCGGCGGATCAAGTCCCGGTCAAAACGGCTCCAATTCGGTTTTCTCGACGCTTGTGGCCCTTGGTGGCGGAGCTGAGAACGCAGCGGGTGGTTGCGGCGGCGGCGGACGAGATACGGTCGGGGCTACTGGGCTTCAGCCGACGAGCGCAAGCGGCGGCTACGGGTTTGCGGGCGGAAACTGGCTTTCTGCCGGTAACGACGGTGGTGGCGGCGGTGCGGGGGCGGCTGGCAGCGGAGGCACGGGTGGGGCAGGGCGTGCGGCTGACATTGGAACGGGCACCTTTGCTGTGGGTGGCAACGGCATTTCAGGCGGAACCGGCGCTGGCACGGCTGGAACTGCAAACACGGGCAATGGCGGTGCCGGCGGGACTTCTGGCTATGGCGGAGCCGGAGGCAGTGGCATTGTTAGAATCCGCTACGTTTATCAGTAACCATGAGCCTTAAAACGCGCATTGAGGACGTTTTAACCGGGTGTTTCCCGGCGTTCGCAACCATCACCCTGTCGGAAGTTCACCAGCTTGCGGGCATTGCCGGCGCGCTCATCGGTGCCGCCTACGTCATTTGGAAGTGGCGGATGGATTCCAAAATCGTGAAGAAGTTCGGTAAGTTCAAGGACTGATGCCTTCTACCAATCCAGTTGGTCCGCTTGATAGCTCCGTTGTAACGACCGGGGACAACGGTTTCTATCGCGTAAACAACCGACTTCGCGGGGATCAGCTCAAGCCGGGCGAAGTGAGCGAGTCGGTAAATGGCCGAATGGACATAGACGGCTCTTGGCAGACCAGAAAGGGAATCAGCGCCAAGGGTGGAACGCTTACGGCCAACACGCTTGCAATTCGCCTGACATCTCCGGCGACATGGCGCCTTGTTGGCGATAGGGCCGTTGGCGTCACCGGTTTTTACTTCCACGATGGCGTCGATGCTTTTGCGGATGTAACCTTTACGCTTGATGCCGACCTTGACATTGAAGCGTCGCAGTCAGTAACGCTTAGTGGATTCACTCAGACTGGCGCATCTGCGGGAACTTATCCTTGGGACATAAACGGGGCTTACACCGCCCACTCGGGAACAACTTCGGGCTCTTTGGTCATATCAACGACAATGCCGGGCTCGGCGTCGGGTGCTCCGGCCGAAACCGAATTTCAGTGGGAGGGCGGGACGATTACCGTGTCCTATCCGGTTTCGATTGATAGCGCCACTCGTTCCACCACGACCGTTACCGTAAACACGCTTACACCGCATTGCCTTACCAGCAACACGCTTGCCTGCATTTCCGGCCTTACTGGAAGCGTGGACCCCAACGGCAACCGCGTTGTAACCGTAACCGACATTGACACGTTTACGTTTCAAATCGCAGGTGCGAGCGGAAGCGAAACCTACGGAGGGACCGGGACGGTTCAGGGTGCGAAGCTAAGTGGGACTCAGACAAACGGAGTCTATGGCTACTGCCGCTTCTCGGACCCCTCGGACGAGAACAAAGAATACATCATCAGGGCTACAAACTTTAACGCCATAGCGTTCAGCATTTTGGACGGCACATCAACTACGATTGAATACCCTTCTGGCGTAACAATTACGTCCGACGTTGAGCTTCTTCAGTGCTTTGACCGTGTGATTATGTTCATCGGCGGTAGCACGGCGCTTGAGTGGGGTGGCGATCTTTCCGGTTCGCCCGCTTTTACTCGCGTAGCCAACGGCGCATACACCCAGCCGACCTACTACAACTCCTCAAGCAACACGGTTATTGCCGACGGTGTTGTCACTGTCACCGAAGCTGCGCATGGCCTTTCGGTTGGCGACAAGATTTACGTGGTTGAGAACGGCTCGTCTACGCTTACGGAGAACGATGGTGGTTACACGATTGCCACGGTGCCAACGTCGGGCACGTTTACGTTCTACGCGCAGGTTGCCGACATGAGCAGCCATGCCGTTGTCTACTCCAAGAAGGTCAGCGTAGGCACGGGCTACACTCACATGCCCGCTCCCGCTTGGGGCACCTACCATCAACGTCGCTTGTGGGTGCCGTATGCCTACACGATGGCCGGCAGCTCGGGCGCGTCACCAACCATCACGGCACGCAACGTCTCGGACGAAATCATCGCCTCCGACATTCTCGATAGCGACACCTATGATCGGCTTCAAAATCAATTCCGTATCACCGCTGGAACTGCGGACTACGTTGTGGCTCTTGAGCCTTTCGCTGAGGACAACCTTTTGGCGTTCAATCGGAACTCGATTCACCTTCTGTCTGGCGTCAGCGGGTCGATTGCTGATGTCACTGTAAGGCTCATTACGTCTGAGGTTGGTTGCGTTGCCCGCAAGTCCATCGTTCAGGTCGGTAACCAAGTGCTGTTCCTTTCGGACAACGGCGTCTACTCGGCCAACTTCGGCGACCTTTACAACCTTCGCGGTGCCGGTGTTCCGCTTTCGGAGCCCATACAGGCCACCATCAACAGGATCAACCGCGACTACGCTTACAAGGCCGTTGGCGCCTACTACAACAACCGCTATTACCTTGCGGTTTGTTTGGATGCAAACACGTCCAACAGCACTATCCTAGTCTACAACTTCCTAAACCAAGGCTGGGAAAGCATTGATACAATCAGTGAGGTTGGCTGGGACATTCTTGGGTTCGTTACAGCATCCAGCGGAGGTCTCAACAATTTGTATGCAGTGAGTGCCAGCGGGGCCATACATCAAATTGACGCCAGAGAAGATGCAGTTGATTTGCTTTCTATTTTCGCGGGAGTAAGTGCGGTTTCCTACCCGATTTCCTCGTCGGTAACCAGTCGTCTTTACACGATGGGGACGATTGACCGTAAAAAGTTCTCATCCTTTGAGATTCACACGGAGTCCTCTTCGTCGGAAAGCTCAAACGCTACCATAGGCATTAACGTAGAAAACCCGGATTACTCATCCGACCTTACTACGATCAGTGATTTGATGTCCGGCAATCTCAGCGCATCCGAGGACGCAAGCTTGCGTGGTAGAATAGGAAACAAGCGCGGTTACGGTGCCCAAATTGTTTTTACGCCTACCAATGGGCGGCCCAAATTGCGTGCAGTAAAACTAAACGCAACCGTAACAAATCCTTCGGTAGTTTCGGCATCATAACATGGCAATCCTAGTAACAGGCAACACTTTTGCCATCGGCGACGAGCCTACGCCTACAACCCTGAACAATCAGGTGAATTTGGCTACGTTTGCGTCGGGTGCGGTTGACGACAGCACAACGCAGCTTTCAGGCGGCGCCATCATCGTAAAGGATGCTGGGATTACGCCCGCCAAGCTATCTTCCGGTGGTCCCTCATGGTCAAGCGGAACAACGACTACTACTAACCTGACCGCCTCGTCTACCGTGACTGGGGCCATCGGAAACTTTCAAGCGATCAACGCCACCTCAACCGTCTCTCTTTTTGAGGTGGTTGAAAACCTATCGGTAGACGCAAGCGCCCTGACCGGCAGCGTCACATTCAACGCCTTAACGTCGGCAATCCGGCTTTACACGTCAAATGCGGCGGCTAATTGGACACTGAACGTGCGCGGCGATGGAAGCACGACGCTAAACGCAGTCCTTGGCGTAAACGACAGCATTACCATTGTCCTTCTGGCTACGCAAGGAAGCACGGCCTACTACCAGACTGAGCTCTGGGTGGATGGATCGGCGCAGACGGTTAAGTGGACCGGCGGCACGGCTCCGTCCGCCGGTAACGCATCGTCCATCGATGCCTACACCTTCACCATCATCAAAACCGCTTCCGCTACCTACACCGTGCTTGGCAGCCAAACTCGCTACGCCTGATGACGCAAAAAGAGGCACTTACGCGGATTTATGACATTGTTGGAGAAATCTGCGGAGACGACTGGCAGGCGAAGCGTTGGCTTTGTCAATTGATGACGGTTGCCCAAGTTTGGGACAACTTCGTCGATAGCGGAGACAAACCACATGCCGGTCAGGTTGACGAGGTGTTTACTGCGCTTTTGCTTGAGTGGCCGAATAACAGCTTCTTTAGGGCAAACATTGCCACACTTTTGCCGGCAATGGCAAACGCCGTGTCGGCATGGAAGTTTTCTGATGCTGAAAAGCGGGCGAGGCAGCGTGCCTACGACGTGGGCTCTGAATTGATAGGCGCGGTGGCCTTCTTGAAGGGCGGTCACTCCCTGCATTCTCGCTACATGCCAGAGGTTCGGGCGCTGTGCCTTGCGCTTATGGATGCTAACGATAAGGAATAATGAACAGTCCTAAAGTCAATTTGCCGGCTACTCCGGCTGCCCCCAATGCGGTTGACGCTGGGGGTGCTATTTCCAGCTACATGCAGGGTATCGCCAACCCTGCGCTCCAAAACCTGATTATCGGTGCGGAAGGCACGTATTCCCCGCAGTATCAGGCCAACCAGCAGCGGAACATCCAGAACGCCCTGCTTGGCATTGCTCCTGGCACGGAGGGCGGCTTTTACGGCACGCTGGACCTTCAGGACATGGCGGCGCGGCGCTCGGCTGCGCTCAACCAGTCGCTCCAAACCCAGCAGAATCAGTTCAACATTGATACGCTCGGGACGCAGGGCGGAGCGGCGTTTCAGGCGTTTGCGGGGGCCAACCCCATGCTGGCGCAGGCGCTCGGGCAGGCGCAGGGGCTTGGCGGTCGGCAGTTCAGCGGCTACCTGAACGCGGCGGGTGATGCGGCGATGGCGGCTCCGCAGTTTTCCAACATCCAGCCTAACCAAGTTCAGGCGCAGGGTGGCAGCGGCTACATGCAGGTGGGAGCCAATCAGGTTCAGTCGGGCGGCACGCTTACGCCCGAGCGGATTGCGGCCCAGCAAATCGCTGCGCAGCAGGTTGCGGCCGGTCAGGTTGGTGCGGGGGATTTGGGCAGCCAGCTTTATCAGCAGGCCATCCAGAATCAGGCTATGAGCCCGCTTTCGCAGGCGTTGCAGGGGCAGGGCTTGCGGATGGCGCAGGCGCCCGGACAGCTTACGCCCGATGAGCTTCGGGCGGCTACGCAGGGCAGCCGCGAACAGTTTGCGCAGGCCGGTCGCCTCGGCGATAATGCGTCGCTCTTTGGCGAAGCCTCCGCCAGAATCGGGGCCTCCCGCGAACGCCAGATGCAGGACTTGGCAGGTGCGCAGGGCATCAACCAGCAGCTTCTCGGGGCGCAACAGGCCGGTCAGCAACTTGCCACGCAGGTTCTCCAGACGGACATTCAGCGTCAGCAAGGCAACGTGGGCACGGCTTTGCAGGCTGCGCTTGCCAACCAGGGGGCGGGCTTGCAAGCTGGTCAGGCCAACCAACAGTCGGCTTTGCAGGCGGCTTTGGCCAACCAGCAAACCGGCTTCAACGCGCAGCAATTCAACATCACCAATGCGCAAGAAGTTCAAGGGCTCAACCAGCAAGCGAACCTCCAAGCCTCCCTTGCGAACCAAGGTGCTTTTGCTCAGAACTACCAGTTCGGGGCGGGGCAAAACATGCAGGCACAGCTTGCCAACCAGCAGGCGGGCCTGAACGCCAACCAGTTCAATACGCAGTTCAACGCCAACCAAGCACAGCAGCGGTTTGGCAACCTACTTGGCGTAACCGGACAGGAACAGGCCATGCTCGGGGCCGACCGGAGCTATGCGCTTGGCCTTGGCGGCTTGCAACAGGGCGCTACGGGGCAGGCTTTGGGCTATCTCAATCAGCCGGCTTCGGCTATGGCCTACGGTTCGCAGTTCTTGGGTAATGCCCAGCAAGCGGCTACGGGTATTGGTCCGCAGCTCTTCGATCCCAACGCCGGCATCAACCTTGCCCTCCAGAACAACGCCAACCTCGCCAACTACAATGCCTCCATCTACGGAGCGCAGGCCGGTGCGGCGGGTGCGCAGGCGCAGGCCCGTGGGCAGTTCTATGGCGGCATCTTCCAAGGTATCGGCTCGGCAATCGGTGGGAGGGGCTAACGTATGGCATTTCAACGCGGTTCTTCGGTAAACCCGGCGCTTGGCCGGACGGACTTCACGCCCTTCCTTCAGGGCAGCCTTGCGGGTAGCCAAATGGCGGCGCAAGGAGCTGCGGCTATGGGGCAGGGAATTGGTGCGCTGGCGCAAGGTGCGGCGCAGGGCGTGCGGTCGTATTACGACAACAAGAAGAAGAAGGAAGAGGAACAGGCTGCGGTTACGTTCCTTGAGGGCATCGCTACCAAGAATCCGGCTACGGCGCAGGCTATCGGCTTGGCTCCGGGGCAAAATGGCGAGTTTGACCCCGCCGCAATCAAAGCGGCAATCAAGGGGGCGGGTGGACCTGCGCAGGCGGTGAAACTCGGCTTGGCTGTTCAACAGCAGCAGCAGGCCGAGGAACAGCAACGCCAACAGCAGGAGCTTTTGGCTCAACAGATGCGGGCGGCGCAGCAAAAGGCGGCTACGGACGCGGCGGCTGCGCAGCGTCAGCAAATGATCGGCGCCGGAGCCAATGCTGTTGCGATGGGCGGTAACGTGCCGTCCTATTACACGAACGAAATGGCAAACGAGGCTACGCTTGCCGGTCGAGAGCGCGCGGCCAAGCTGGCTAAGTTGCAACAGGAGGCGACCCCGGCCGCTCCCAAGGCTCCCGAGGGCTTTCGCCCGACGGCTACGGGTAGTCTTGAGGTTATTCCGGGCGGTCCGGCTGACATTAAGCAGCAAGAGAAGGCGGCGGAGACTAAGGCCAAGGAGGACGAGATTAAAGCGCGTGCCTTGGCGGCCAAGTCCGACCTTGAGCAAACCCTTGCAACCATCCGCTCCGCCCTCGCCATTCAGACGCCCGGTGCAAACGTGGGTGGTCCGATTGCTGGCTTTGCCCCGCGTGTCAGCGGCATATTTGACGACAAGGTTCCTACGCTTGATAGTCGTTACAAGACGATTAAGGCGAGGCTCACCATTGACAAGCTGGCGGAGCTTAAGGCCCTTTCGGCCTCCGGCGCGTCTGGCTTCGGTTCTTTGTCCAACCAAGAGGGGCAGCTTCTTGGTTCGTCCATTGCCGAGCTGGACGTTCAGTTGCCGGAAAAGACCCAGCGGGAAAACCTCCTTGAGATTGACAGGGTTCTATCGAAAACGCTTGGTGTTGAGCCGTTGAAGACGACCACCAAGGAGCGCAACGCGCCCAAGACACTCAAGGGTCCGTCGTCTGGTTCCATGAAGATTGGTCGGTTTACGGTAGTTCCCGAGTAAAATAATGCCTCGCTACACCATTACCGATCCGCAGACCGGACGGACGCTCAAGATTGATGGCGATTCGCCTCCGAGCGAGGCGGAGATTGAACAGCTTTTTGCGCAGACGGCCCCGCAGGCTGCCCCGCAAGACGTTCAGCCGTCCGAGCCGCCTCCGGTGCCTGAAATGGTGCCTATGGCCGCTCCGCGTCCGGTTCCCAGCGTCGGCATGGGCTTGGGCGGTATGACGGTAAGGGCTCCTTCCCCCGCCCAAACCCAGCAGGCAGACGTTTCCGCCCAAAAAGAAGCCCAAATCAGGGCAGCCAACCTCCAAGCCCAGCTAGGCCTGTCCGAGCCCGTTAATTCGCAAGGAAACGGCCTAGGAATGGCGGATAGGGCCATGCTTTCCATATCCCCGTCGCCGGAGGCTACGCAGGCGGCTATGGAGCAGCGCCCGGGCGGTGGTTTTATCCCCGTTTCGGCTAAGAACGCCCTTATTCGGGTTCCAGACGGCAAGGGCGGCATGGAATGGGTGGTTCAGAACCCGCAGGGCTTTGACTTGGGCGACCTAGCCGCGTTTGCGGCCAAAATCCCCGAGATTGGGGCCGGCATTGCAGCCAACTTTGCCACGAAGCTGCCTATGGCTAACGCTGCGGCTGGCGCGGCTGCTTCCAACGCGGTTGGGGCGTTGACAGACGTTGCGTTCCTAAAGCTCAACAACCTGCCGGTGGATGCCGAGGAAATTGCCAAGCGGCGCGGCATCAACCTTGCCGTGGAGACGGGGCTTGGCTGGTTTGGCAATAAGCTGGCCCCCGTTGCCGTAAACGAGATTCAGAAGCGCGGCATCCCGTTCCTTGCTGATAGCCCGTCCAAGGCGGCGGAGAAGGCCCTGCGTAAAGAGGGCGATGCAGCCAAACGTTTCCTGCGTGGCATGGGCGTAGCGCCGGAGACGGCTGGACAGGTTGGCGAGGCTACTCGCAACGCCATTCGCGGGACCGGCGATGCTGCGGAGGCTGGCGAAATCATGGCTAAGGTGCTTACGGCTCAGGAGCGCAAGGTTGCGCTTGAGGCCGAACAGCAGGCTGAGCTTGCGGCTCGTCAGCTTAAGGACCGCGTTTCCGGCTTCATTGATCGTTCTACGACACCCAACGTCGTGCTTCCCTCTCAGGCCGGAGCGCATGTTGTGGCGTCCGCCAAGCAGGTTATTGAAAGCAGAAAGGCGGCTGCGGGTAAAATGTTTGAGGATGCCCTTGCCCAAGTTGACTCTGAACTTTCCGCGAGCGGTGTTGCGGAGGACTTTGTAAAACTTCCCAACTCAGCAAAGCTGATTCAGGAAGTTAAGTCATCCTTGCTAAAAAAGCTCTCATCGGCCGAGCCGCCTGAACCCGTTTTTTCCGGTGTTTTGGGTATTAGTGGGGAGCGTCTTATGGTCCCCGGCATAACCCCGCCGCCGGAGACGAGCAAGCTCTACGCTCCGCTTCTCTCAACGCTCAATGAGCTTGAGGGATCGGTTACGCTTGGGCAGAAGCTCAAGGCCGTAAGGGGATTCAAGTCGTATGTGGGCGAGCGTCTGAGGTCTGGTTCGGACGAGGTTTTCCCCGGAATGACCCAGCAGGCCGCAAAACGGCTTTACGGGGCACTTACCAAGGACATTGACCAAGCCATTGACAGCATCGGAGGCCAGGGCGGCGCCATGCTAAAGGCGGCTAACGCCAACTACAAGGCGTTGGTTGAATCGGTTGATGACTCACCGTTCATGTCCAAGCTGCTTACGGGCGGCTACGACAACCCTTTCAACCTGATCTCCGACCTGAGCAATCCCAAGGTTGCCGGCCCGACTGAATGGAAGCTGCTTCAGGACGCCGTTGGTCCGCAAACCTTCGCCGGCATCCGCAAGTCCGTCATCAATTCGCTATCCGATAGCGCCACCGTCCGCATCGGCGCCCGCGAGGTTCAGGACGTTTCCCGCCTCTCCGACAACCTTGCCGGCATACCCACGGAAATCAAAGACAGCTTGTTTGGCGGTTCTGCTGCGTGGAAGGCCATTGAGGAGACGGGCAAAGCCTTCAAGTTTCTGAAAGAGCGCAAGGGCATCTTCTCTTCCGCCGCCTTCCCGACCAAGGCCGAAATCGGAGAGGCTGCCCGCATTGCCCAGCTTGAGGGTTACACCAAGGGCAAAAGCGCGCTTACCCAAGCCCTGTCGCTTGCCAACAAGCGTCGGGATGTGCTGTCCGACTCTATGGTGTCGCAGCTCCTTACGGGCAACACCAAGAACGTAGTTGAGAATCCCGCCGCTTTCTTTGACAGCGTGGTTTATTCGGGCAACTACTCCCCTAAGCGCGTTCAGCAGTTGATGGGCAAGCTGGCTCCGCAAGAGCGTGAAGTGGTTGCCAATGCCGCATGGGAGCGTCTGTTTGAGGACGCGCGGCCGAAGGTGATGGATCACGTTGCGTCCAAGCTGGCGAAGGCATCCACGCAATACGAATACGATAAGATTGCCCGCTCTCTGCTTGGTTCCAGCAAAGACGCTGGCTCAAAAGAGCAACGCGAGGCTATCCGTGCCGTCCTAGGGGATCGGCGCTACCAAACCGCCGAGGCACTTGTCCGCTACCAGCACGCCCTTGCGGTGGAAATGGCTATCTCCAGCAAGAACACGCAGGACTTCCAAAAGCTCGTTTCCAAGGCTTACTTCCCCAATCTGTTCATGGCGCAGGTTGCAGCTACGGCCATGCAAAAAGCGTCCGCCATTTCCTTCATGAAGAACGCCAATCCGCAGGACGCGGTGGCGTTTGTTACGCGCTGGGAGGAAATGCGTGGTCGCAATCCGCTAAAGGCCGAGCTTTTCACCAAGGGCCTTGGCATTGCCGCTCAGACTGTTGCCCGCAACCAGCTTTGGGGCGACTACGTGGATATGATGGAAGGTCTTAACGAAGACCAGCAGCTTGCCATAAACAACTACCTTACGGGCCGGCAGTAGGCTTGGGACTACCGATTACCTTCGGGTCTTTCGCCTTAACCACAACAGAGTCAAGCATAGGATAGCCATTGCTGCCCCGTAAACCGCAGGCTCCGGCGTCGGGTGAATCTTGCCCTTTCTCTGATCGTATGGCTGCCATGCGTCTTGCGTAGTGCTTGTAGAGGTTTGCGCGGCCAACGCCCACGTATTCGGGCGTAAGCCGCCAGCGGAAGCACCCCCTGCCGTCCGGGCCGGCTCCGCGCCAGCGGTCGGCCTGTCCGGTGGCATGGAGGTAGCGTAGCTCACGGGAGGCAAGGGAGCGGAATATGCCCCCACGCTTGCGGCGCCAGTCTTCATTTGTGAACCACTCGGGGCCAAGCTCACTTGTGCTTCGTGGCTTTGACACGCTTGTAAAAGGCTTTGGTTGGCCGGTAAAACAGGGCGCGATTGCCGTTGGTTACGCGGAAGTATCCACACTCAAGGGTGCCGTCATCCAGCAGCATCTTTGCCTCCGTTCGAGCACGTTGCAGGGCGCAGTTCCATCGACTTGCCAATTGGGCCATGCTAAGCCAGCCAGCAGGCGGCTTGGAAGGCTGCTTGCACATATTGTCTACCGCTGACCACGGATCGTTGTTTTTCATGTCTTAGTAGTGCCTGAACTCTGTCGGATAGCAGAACCGCCCGTCAATGGAACGGACCTGGAAAATGGTGTAGCTGCCGTCGGCATAGGTGTCTCCAACCGCCCAGCCATGAGCCCAGCGTAGCTTGCCCGTCTTGCTACTGGCGTAGTCCATGTCGAGGCTGCAAAGGCAGCCGATTCCGCGAGCCTCCCGTTGTTCTAGCCCTGGAGTCTGGTAAACGTCAATGCTGTGGGTATGGCCGTAGACGACGTTGCCGTAGACGCGGGCATGTTGCGCTGCGGAGCTGACGCCCGTGTGGAAACCGTGAACCACGCACAGATGGCCTAGTTTCAGAACCCCAAGGCGGGCGTCGTAGTCGTAAATGCGGGCCTTGTTCTCGTAAGCCGTCTTGGCTATGTCCTTAACCATCCGCTCACCCAAATCGCGTCTAACCGCATCGGGCGACTCGCGCAGCATGTGGGGGCGAATGTCGTGGTTGCCGAGCAACAGGTGGTTGCTGGTTCCGCCTTTGAAGAACTTGCCGGCAAACTCACGGCCCGCGTCGAAGTCGTCACGCATGGATAGCGCACGCTCGTCCTCGGAAGCTCCGCGGCGGATGGCGGCAAAGTCCCAAAGATCGCCAGCAAAGACGCGGATTTGGGGCTTGAAGTCCTTGATGCAGGCAAGGACCGCTTGGGCCGCTCTCGAATCGGCGTGCTGTCCGTGAAGGTCGCTGGCGATTATGAAACGCATTGTTTCTGTTTCTTGGCTTCCTGACGAATCAGGCGTTGTTGTTCGGTGATGGCTTTATGGCACTTGGCTTTGCAAATGGCTCGATAGCCGTCGGCTTCGACGAAAAGCCGGGCAATGAATGTGTCCCAGCCCTGAAATCCGAGTGCCGGATCGACGACTGGAACAATGTGGTCCAAGTGTATTCCCTTTGGTCCGCTAACCGCCCCGCAGATTTCGCAGCGATAACGGCCGTAGCCGATGCGGGAACGTCGCATGGCAGTGTGTTTTGGACCCCAACGATGGGAGGCGCCGCGAAGCGCCGAGGTGATGAAGGATTTTTTTCGGCTGTCCGTCCATTTGCCGTCATTGTGCGGGGTAGGGGGCTTAACGCGAGGCATTGGCTCAGATAAGGCCGGCGGCTTTCAGGTTGGCCGCGCTTTCGGAAAAAACCTTCAGGCGTTCAAGCTGCTTGAAAAGCACAACCATGTCGGGTTGCTGCTCCTCAAGGTGGTTGTTGATGTCAGCGGCGAGGTAGGCGCCGATTTCAGCGATGTCTTTTTTCATAGTTTCAATCCCTTTCGTTCCTCTTCAAAAGCGGTTATTGGGCGATTGAAGAACATTGTCAACTTGTCTCTTCCCTCTCCACGGCCTTTGGCTTGGATAAGGTTGGTGTGGATTCGTCGCAAGTCGCCATCGTTTAGGTCTTGAGTGCTGCCGTCTGGAAGGGCGGTAGGTGCGTGGATGAATATGACGCGATCTGCATCCTGCTCCACGTTGCCCGAGTTGTGAACTATGACCCCGTTGGCTACGAAGTTGTGGTGCTCGGGGACAACCCGATCAAACACCGGTCCGCCGGCCACGCGCTCAATCTTACGCGGCTTGTCCCAAAACACGTCCTCTCCGACAAGACTTTGGATGTGTTCATTCATCATGCCTCTGTCCATGAGGTTCGCCCAAACTCGCATCAAATCATCGTAGGAGATACGCTTGCCCTGAAAGCGATAGCCGATTTGGGCATGGGTAAGGCCGTAGCGTTTCCTGATGGACTCAACGAGTTTGCCAACGCCTACGCTGAAACGGGAGCCTGCGATGTTGCTGGTTCGGGTTGAATCAACCTGACGTAGCAAGTCGCCCTTGCGGCCAATGAGCGGGATTTTGGCGGCAAACCGCGCTATTTCTTCGGCTACGCGGATACAAACCTTGAAACAAGGATGCTTTGCCTTCTTTCCCATGTATCCGGGCTCAATTGCGGCGTAGATGCCGAGGCGAAGGAGCGCCCAAACAACCTGCCAAGCCATGTGCTCGGAAGTGGTGGAGTAGGACAGGGAGGGGCGGGGCTTGAGCATGACACGCCCGTCCGTCTCCCAAAGGCCGGCGATAAGCTCGGCAAGGCTCTGGTTGTCGGCTGTCTCGCAAAACCATTGGGGGATGCGCTTCTCCCATGAGCGGCGTCCCCACATGTCATGCTTCCGCATCCAGTTGGTAGCCGGATTGCCCTCGGGCGTCCGAACGGTATGCTTCGTGATGTCGTATTGAAACACCTTCTGGCACTTGTGGCGATGAGGCTTCGGGTAGAAGCCAAACAGCGCATTATTCTGTTTGCAGAACTCTTGGGCCACAACCTCGCATGACGTGATGAAGGATGGCGACTGGCTGCCGACGCCGGAGCCGTTGCCAAGCATCCACCCCATCCAGCGGCTTACGTGGAAGTATTCGCAGTTGCGGGGGGCAGGGATGCGGCGGGCGCAGGCAATGGCGCTTTCCTTGGTGATGGCTTCGGCAATCGTCCACCCGTTGTCGGTTTTGATGGCATGGCGGGGCGTGCAGGTGATGGTTCGGCCGCTCTGGAGCGTTATCCGAATCATTTCCGGCGCATCCTCTCGCGGAGCGTTACGGCTTTCGGAGGCAACCAAGCTGCCGCCTTGAGACAGGCCGACGGTGGCGATGGGGGCCTCGGTGTTGCGCCAGATGCCTTGGCTGTTGAAGACGTAGGTGTCCTTTACGGAAAGACACTCTCGGATGTCGGAAAGACGTGGCTCCCGATCCTCTTTCTCCACCCCTCGGCTGACCTGAACCAGAAGCAAAACCGGAATCTTGAGGTCAACGGCAACATCCTTGAGCGCCATACTAAACCGACCTATGGCAATGTCGCGGGTTTCCCCGCGCTCTTGCTGCGGATCGTAGCGTTGCAGGTAGTCCACGACAACAGCACGGATGGGCATAAGTTGACGGCAAGCCTGAATACGGGCCATGAGCTGCGAAAGCGTCCGGTCCTTGTCAAAAGCGAGGATGTTTGGGTTGCGGGACACGGCAGCCAAGGCGTCATCAAACTCGTCCATGTCCTTGTCGTGAAGCCTCCGGTTGCGGTATTCCTTCCATGACTTGCCGGAAAGGGCTTGGGCAAAGAGCACAGGAAGCCCTTCTACGGGCATTTCCCTTGAAAATAAGAGGATTTTGCCGCCCTTTGACCATTCCCATGCCACTTGGCGGGCAATGCTGCTCTTTCCGCATCCTGGACGGGCTCCCAAAACCAGCAGTTCGCCGGCCTTGGCGCAGCCGAAACGGTCGTCCCAGTCTTTCCAACCCCAAGACAGTCCCTTGTCCTCTTCCGTAAGCGGTTCAGAGCCTCGGATTCGTAAGCATTGCTCTTGGGCGGAGGTAGCCGCCTCGGGCAGCGTCATGGCCTTTTGGGCGGCGTGCTGGATGGAGAGGATGCGGTGGGTCTCGGAAACGAAGTCTTCGACGCTGCCGGAGTAGGCCAGAGCCTTTTCGGCGGTGCGGGTGGCAGCCCCATGAAGCTCGCGGAGGACGTAAAGCTCACGCAGCCGAGCTACCCAGTAGTCGAGGTTTTTGCTGATGTCCTGACCGCTTGTGACGGTGGTAAGAGCTTCGTAGCCCCCTAGCTCGTCCAGTTTGCCGGCCTTTTTAAGCTCCTCTGCTAACACGGCAAGCTCAACGGGGTGTCCTTGCTTGTGCAGCCAGCAAATCGACTTCCATACCTTCTGGCAAACCGGGTCGTAAAACACCTCCGGCGTAATTTTGCCCTCAAAGCATTTGCAGAGGGCGGGAGCGCCGTCCAAAAGGACGTGCGTTATGAGAGACCGTTCACCCTCTTCGGAATGGGGGAGGTTTGTTTTGGCTTTGGTCATTTATTTCGTTTGTCCTGAATGAAATGCTCGCAGGCACCATCTTTGTTTAGGTTGGGCTTGAAGAAAACGGTGGCGCCTACGTCCATAGCTCCAATGCGACGCAGGCAGGTGCTTCCCTTGACGCACTCGTCGTTCCAGCAGCGGCTAAAGTCCAGCGGCAGTCCGCTTACGGGCCTTGCTCGTTCCACAACCGCCGGCTTTTCTTCTGGCTTGGGTTTGCGTTTAGCTGCCACGGGGATCGTAGGAATTGGATTGTCTCCATAGTTCCAAGCACGCCTTGAACGCGGCCCAGCCTTTGCGCAGCTCCTTGTGGTCGTAAACCAGCGTCTCAATGCGGCCCGGCTCAGTTGTGGAAATGTAAATGTTACGCCCCTCGGCATGGCTTGGGATTTCGTCCAAGTGCAGGCCGTGGTAGGCCATCCAATAGGCTGCAATTTGGGCTACGTGCCCCTGCTTCGGTGCCATCTTCTTCTTTTCCGTGGTTTTGGTGGTCTTCCAGTCGGCCACGCCTAGAATATGGCCGTTCTCCCGAGCGTAGGGCAAGTCGGTTGTGCCGGCGTAGCCGTCCTTCAAGCGCACAACTCGCTTTTCCACGTCGAGAATATGAATGTCGCTTACAACCTTTAGCGCAGCATCAACCAGCGGCTCAGGATCAAGCATTTTGCCGCCCCACTCAATCGGGGTCTTGCTGTGTTCGCCTTTCGTGAGCTTCGACTCAATTAGGCCGTGGAAGACAGTTCCGGTGCTTGAGGCCAGTTCCCAGTCGGCAAGCGCCGCCTTCATCACTTCGGAGATGAAGCTCTCCGTGCCGCCCCATTCGCTGTAAGGTGTAATGCGGGCCGTGGCAATGAGTTTACGCTCGCGGGCACGTTCAAGCCCCTTGTTAGCCCAAACGTGGACAACGCCGCTTGCAGAAGGCAGCAACCCCCATTTGCGTGCTTCGCGCAATCCAGTTGGCTTTTCAGCGCCGGAAGCGTCGGTGTAAGTGTGGCAGGCGTCGCCTGTTTTGGAATACCAATGTGACATAAATGAGTTAGTTTTTTAACTTTGAAAGTTGTCATACCTCCTTGTTCTCTTCCGGCTGGCGCGATTTCGACTGTGCTATCAGTCGGCCAAGCTGCGCGGCACAGCCCGATAGCACGTCTGCGGACTGCGACGATAGTTCCGCGAGTAGTGGGTGTCCTTTTTCGATTTGGGACTTCGCTCTGTCTCGCCACCATTGCACGTCTTCGGACCATTTGCGTTCCAGAGCTTCGGCTTCCACGACCGGAAGAGAACCATCCGGCCACAGCGAACGCGCTGACGGAGCCTGCGGTTTGCACGGCGCGATTCCGCTCGGGAGTCCAGCGCCCACGCAGGCGTCGCCTTCGATCTTCGCAGATTTTGCATACCAGTCGCGGCGCTGTTGCTCGGTCGGCATCTGTCCGGCTTTGGACCATTCTTGATGGCTGGCGTCGTCTATGGTGTTTTTCGTGGGCATTGTTTATTTCTCCTTCGCTCCTGCGCGTTGCTGATCCGGGACGTTCGACCGCCTCGGCGTGGCCTTTTTCTTTGGCGCTCCCAGAGCCACGAGGGCGGCGTATGCTTTGCCGCGATATTTCTCCCGCTGGAAATGGTGTAGCTCGATCCACGCAGTTTCCAGCCCCTCATGCGCGTTGTGTTCCGCGTGGATCGCACGCGCCACCTTTTCCTGCGCAGCCTCTAGGCATTTCGGAGAGCAGGGGCCATCGCCGAATATCTCGCAGAGCTTACAGATTTGAGTTTTGGTTTTCATTTGGAAGTCATTGGCTCGGTCTTTTCGAACAAGCGTCCAGACCGAAGCCGCACGTTCGCCGCAGGGCGAAGTGCGGCCTACTTGGTTGCGGCTCGGTCATCCGCGACGTTGGGCGAAGAAAAGCGCGCGGTCAGTTTTTGCCGCATCTGTTCGGTGTGCGCACGCATCTCGTCGAGATTCACGCCCATGCTCACGAGGTATGCATCCACCTGTTCGGGCGTCATGGCGTCCACGACACGCCCGGCTTCGGCGGATTCGTGCTCCTCAATTGCATCGCAGAGTTTTTCAATCGCGGCGCTCATGCGAGCGAAGGCGCGCGGGTGCGTCGTATCGGTGAGTTCGGCCCACCCCTTGATTGCATTCTTGGCCGCGCCCAACAAATCGCCAGAGTCCAACGGAGCGGTCATTTCCGGTTTCGTTTCCTGTGTTTTCATAGGTAGTTTGAGCTACGGGCGGGTGTTTCATTTCCCGCTCCGTGGCTCATCATTTAACGTTAGGTGCCTCAATCAACGCCATTTGTTTTTCGTTGCGCCTCTCGCCTTCAAACCAAGAAAGCAGGGCGGGAAGTTTGTCTTCGCGCGTTGGGTCTTTGAACCATCCGGTGCCGTCCACGGACTCAACGCCCATGTCTTCGCAGTGATAGACTTTTTCGATGTTGTTGACGCGCCCCACATGCACCCGCCGAAATCTCGCACACCACATCGGCAGGCTGCGCCATTTCCATTCGGTTGTGCCGCCGACAAAGATCACCTGTGCGTTTTCCGGCACGTCGTCCGGTGTCATTCCATCCTGCACGGCGAAGGCGAGCGGCCAGCCGTAGCTCGCGGCCTCGGGAGCGTGCCGGTCCCAGCTTGCAAGCGTTGCCGCTTTATCCGCCACAACGTCCGGCACGAGCACCCACGCAGGTTTGTGCTTGTTGAGCATCGCGCGCCTTAGCATCTCAGTCCATGCGGCGTGATTCCATTCCGTGCCGTTGCTCCAAGCCGAGAAAGCGTCGTTGTCGAGCACGTAGGTCAGCCACGGACGGATTGCCTGCTTGCGAAAGTAGGCAGGTCCAAGCAGTAGCCCCACCTTACCCGGCCAGCGGCCAGCGGCGTAGTGCCAGAGCGGATTGGATTGTCCGGCGAGAATCATCATCTTTCCACGCGCACGCAGGTTTTCGCCGTCTCATACACATCCACACGCGAGACGCGCGGTTTCAGCCCTGAGTGTTTGTCGAGCTGCGACATGATCCACGCGCCGAGGTTTTCGGCGGTGGTGCTGCACGGGAGCACATCGTTGATATTCTGGTGATCCAGTCGCGCGATAATTGGGGCCATCGCCAGCGATAGATCGGCGTAGTCCACCACGAAGCCGCGCGAGTCGAGCGGGCCGGCGACGTGGATTTCCACGACGTAGGAGTGGCCATGCACGTTGCGGCACTTGTGCCCGACAGGGAGTTGAGGCAGCGAGTGAGCGGCCTCGAAGGAGAAGCGTTTTGAGACTGTGAATTTCATTTTCGTGAGTTGGAGAAAGAGGCACCTAACAAAGCGAGACAGCCAACGTCACGGCTGCGCCGTGCCGCGGCTGCTCTTGGTGTTCGGCAAAGGGCGCACTTCGCCGAGGGCCGGCCACCATTCGCGGCAGAAAGATTCTGCGTGGTGCTTGTGCTCAAAAAGCGCGACCGGGGTTTCGTTTTCGCGCGTCAGACTAGCAATTTCCCATTTCCATCCGCACGGAAAGACGGCCCACCGAAGGGCCGAACAAGGCGCCAGAGCTTCCGCTGCTTCGACAGCAGCGTGGTTGGCGTCGGACCATTTCGTCCAAGCACCTTTGTTTGTTTCAGCGTTCATTGAGAGCCTTCAGGAAAGCCCTGGCATCGTCGCAAACCGATTCCTGCTCTTGGCACTCGGGGCCGGGAAAATAGCGCATGAAGTCGGCAATGATTGCCTCGGCGTCGCGCAGAAGGGCATTGCTGGCGATCAGCTCGCTACGCAGCCGGATAGATTCGTTGAGATACTCGTTCATCGGAAATAGGCGGCTTTACCGAACTTGGCACGGAGAACCTTGTCGCATACCCCCGTGAGCTTACTAAGCCGTTTGCGGCTGATGTTGGGGTTGGCCGCAACAATCTCTTCGGCCTTGGCGAGTTTTGCCATCGTAGCCGGCGTGCGCGGCCTTTCCGTTTTCGCAAAGCCCACCGCTTGAGACGTTTTTTGCTTGGGCATAACCAAGAAGTTGTTCTTCTCAAGCTCGGTCATTTTGGTCTCGAACCAGCGCATGAATGATTCATGCGGGGATTCGTTGAGGCATTTTGCCGCCGTGTTGCTTATCATAGGTTTGTCTTTCTGTGTTTGCTGGTTTAGTCCCGCCCGTGCCTACGGAGCCGGTCTCCTATCCTACGTCAAGCGTAAGGCTTCGGCCGGGAGGGAAATGTCAAAATTGAAACGGGGTGCTGCATTAGCTCGGCGCTGGGCGCCTGCCGGGACTTCAACCCGGACCCCGTGTTGTGCTTTTGAAGGGGACACCCCTCAACTGTCAGTGTTCGCTTTTATTCCCCGCCCATCTTCACCGCCGCCGCCGCCCCAACCCGCGCCTTGAACTCGGCGCTTTCCTGAATCTTATCGGCAATCCACTCAGGCATGTAGCTCGGGATGTCGATGGGGCCGCCGGGCGGGATGGTGAAGGTGATGGTTTCGCGGCTGGGCGCAACGGCCTGCATACCCTTGGCAAGCGCAACCACCGAGTCCAGGTTGGCGTAGATGGTGCTGGGGTCGGACTTGCTGGGGCTATGAACCACGTTGGCCTGTCCGTTCTTCCCAATCAGGCTGCGGAGGTCAAAGCCGGTCTTGGGCTTCTCCCCCAGCCAACCGGACAGGAACTTGAACAGGGTGGCCTTTTCGTTCATTGAAATTGCCAGCGAGCGGGACATAACCCGACGCTCCTCTTTGCCGTCAAACACCTTGGTTTCGTGGGGCAGCTCGAACAGCAGAAGCACCTTCCGCTTGTCGGGATGGGCCGGATTGGCCGACTTCTGCGTGCCGATGTCAATGACGCCGTAGCAGACCACTTGATGCAGGCCCCTGGGCGTAGGATCGGACTTCTTCTTGGTTTCGGTCAAAATGAGTGAACACATAGTTGGTATTGGTTAGTTGCTGACTTGTTGGTTGTTTTGATAATCCGCCGTTGTGGCAGAAAGTGATCTGAGTTCGTCGCGGAATGCTTGCAGCAGTTCTATTGCTTCGTCAAGGGTAGAGCGAGTAGATGCCCTACAAACGTGGTTTCGAGCATGAGTCACCAGAAAATAACGATACCCACCCTTATGGACTTGTTCAGTAATCCCAATGGGAAGGCCCTTATTCTTTCCCCATTTCTTATGCCGATTGGCCATGTTTTCAATCCGACTTACGTCCCGAAGATTGCACCAACGGTTGTCGGTCTTGACCCCGTTGATATGATCAATTTCTTGTTTAGGCCACGCACCGGTTTGTAGCAACCATGCGAGCCGGTGGTTGGAAAACCTTTTTCTAAAAATGCAGGTCTGTAGATACCCTTGCGAACTGAGCGATCCAGTTGGCTTGCCAACCCCTCGGTTATCCCTACTGCCGTTGCTCTTTACGGGAGCTGCAATGCGAGTAATAATCCCAGTTTCGGGATCGTAGCTAAAAAGCTCCTTGGCTAACTTGTAAGCCTCCGATTCGCTCATTCTACTCATAGTTGTTCGCCTTTAACATTGATTTATTAACACTCCCTATCACTCCCTCCGCCTTACCGTCGCTGGTGCCGGTGCATAGCGGAGTTTCCTGAGCCGGAAAGCTAAGGAAAACTTCGATTTGCCGAGAGCTGATTCGCAAAGAGGACCTCTCCTTGCTTTCGATTGAACCCGTCGCTGTATGCCGTCTGCTGTCGCCTCGTATCCTGACCTAGACGCCTGAAACTCCGTGAAAGGGACTCTAGGATTTGTGGTTCAATCTAGCTCTGCTGACTGTTAAGCCGCTTAAAGCCCCCAAGTGCTCTGTAGCTTAACGCAGCCTTGGGTTCTGCGTGGGCCAAAAGAAAAGGCCCAGTGGGGAGATCGGAGTTTCACGCCACTGGGCCATCGGTCGGGGCAATTAAGCCTACCGAAATGGGTTGTTGCGCGGCTCCGATACCGCTTGATTGAAGGAATGAATACTATCACCCATGTTTGCAAGCCCAAAATGGCACTTTCCTTCAAATTCTAGCCACTTTGAGCCAGCCTCCTACTCCGAAGCCCACCCCGAAGACCAATCGGGACGCAAATGCCGTCCAATTCTACGGGGTCCACGAGCAACCCCTGTCTTCCCATCAACGACCACCTCAAATTGGTCTAAACGCGATCCTAGGGCCATTGCGTGCCGCGTCAACCGGCTTGCGGGGGCGTCCTTTGGATTTCGCACCATTGGCACGCCGCGCAGCCTGCAACGCGGGCGACTTGGACAGCCCGCCTTTGCGCCCGGTCGGAGCGCAGCGCGGGAGCACGTAGTCGCGCACACGGCGCAGTTGATAGAACGCGCAGGATAGAGCCTCGGGGCTGTCCGGTTCATCGTAGGCCGCGCACACCTCGGAGATGGCGCGGCGTATGGTTTCGAGGTCGGCGTTGGTCATTGGTCAAAGTTTATGCTGATTCCGTTGCCAGCGTTCACGAACACCTCCGGTCGTTCGGAGTAGATCGAGCCTAGTAGCTTTTGAAGGGCGCGGGGCGTTTTGACGGTCTCGGTCTTGCCGTCCACAGTGACAAGGTAGCGCGGGAAGTCGCCGCGCTCATAGGCGGGGCGCTCAAGGGCTTTGATGCCGAGGCTTTCTGTGGTGTGGTATGCTCTCATGTGTAGAAGTGTCCACCATGGTGGACGATGCGGCGGTCGCCGGGGAGGCGATACTCGGCGCGCTCAGAGACGAACCGGCCAAGGCCGCGCTTTTCCAGCGAAAGCGCGACGATGACTTCGCGGCCTCCGATTGCTCGGCGTTGTGGATATAGGGTTTCCCGTCAGGGTTTGTCGTCATGGTAATTGAGAGTTTTTCCGCAGGTTGAGCAGCGCCACGCACCGTCACGGCATACGCCGCCACAGAGGCCGACGAGGCATCCAAGCCGCCGAACAAGGCGCCAGAGCCAACGCTAGGGTTGCCCTGAGTTTTCGGAGAGTCAGTGGTATTCGTGTCCATTTTAGGGGCGTGGCTCATCTTTGACGTTGGACTTCGCTTCGAGAATCGCCCACGGGGTCACGCTCTCAAACGATGGATCGGCGATGGAATAGAGCTGATGCCACGCTTCGGACGTGTCTTCGTTGGCGATAGCATCACGGGCCGCAATGATCTTACGGGCCACGTCAGGGGGTATGGCGGACGGCGCAGTCCAACCAGTCCCCAGAGCCAACGCACCGGGCTGGTCTGGCTGGCATGGCCCGCGATGCGCTCGGCGGCATTCCCCGCACACGGGCGGGCAATTGTATTCGGGTGCGTGGCTCATATTAGACGTTGGCCGGCCTGAGCGGGCGCTTGCGTTTCTTCGGGAGCGAAAGAAGAGCAAGCCCGGCTTCGTGGGTGATGGGGATTTCCCCGCGCTCGCGGCGGGAGATTGTTTGCGGATCGACGCGCAAGAGCGCGGCAACGCTCGCTTGCGTGCCGCGCCGTTCGCGCTCGGCTTTGTAGGCGTCGGAGCTCATCCCATCTCCGCCATGCGGGCCATTCCGTCGTTGTATTCGCGCTCCTGCTCGGGGGTGAAGTAGTAGCCGCAGAAGCCGCCCGTTCCGCAATCATCCATCACCGAGGCGGTATGCACGAAGCGCGTTCCCTCGGGGGCGTTGGCTTTGGCGGCTTCGAGGCTCTTCGCTTTGATCATTTCGTTTTTCATTTTGGTTTAGGTGTCTCGGGCGTCATTGCCTCCGACACACTCACACTAGGCATTGCGCCTAGTCCGTCAAGCGTGTTTCGATTATATTTTCGGGCACCAATTCCACGGCCGGCCAACCACGGATTAGAGCCAACGCCGACAGTCTCAGGGGTGAAGTAATGGCTCTGTCCTCGGCGTTGGCTCACTCCGACCGTTCGGCCCAATCCTTTTGAAGTGTCCCGGCGTTTTGCAACGGGGGCACTTAGCGCGGCCGTCGGTTGCGTGCGCACGGCGCGATGGTTGGGTTTTGAGGGAGTTCCAATCGCCTTGCCACGCGCATGAAAGGCACAGCACTAGCTCGGCTGGTTGCTCGATAAAGCGCGCGTTTACTGGTAGTCTTTTGCCCATAAGAATGCCGAACAAGGCGCCAGAGCCATAGCCGACGGTTGCTGGTTGGTGGTGTCGTTACTCATTTGCGGCGTGGCTCATCTTTGACGTTCTGCGGAAGATTGTGCTTTGTGAGTTTTGCCCACCACGACCAGCATTCCGGCTCCCACGCATCATAGGTGTCGCCAGTGCTGGCATCGCGCACGTCGAAGTATTCTTGGTCCGCTCTGATGTCCACGACGGCCATCTCACGCCCGGCACAGGTCTCCACGATGATGAGCAGGCGGTCGCCGTCCCACCACTGCGGAACTCCGTCATCGTTCTTTCCTGCGGAGCCCTGTCCGCCCTCGGCCGGCCCCTTGTGCCATTCGAGCGAAGCGCAGAACAAGTCCCCAGTGGCAACGGCCTGTGCCGCCGCGCTATTTTCATCGGTTGGTTTCATAGAGTCTTTTTCCTCGGCGTAGCACCGTCCCATTCCACTGCACCCAGCCGTGCGGCTTGCCTTCGTAGGTTTCTTGGATTTTCCATGCCTCATCCATGTTTTTTGCTTTTTTCATCGTTCGGAAGAATGACTAACAAGTCGCCAGAACCAACGCCCACGTAGCCGGCGGGGCGAAGCGTAGCCGCGTTGGTTGGGCGTGGTTCATCATTTGGAGTTCGGCTTGTGATTCAAAAGCTCATCTGATTCTTGAAACCACAAACCGCACGGAAGGCGCCCCTCGTGCTTGCCGCACCGTAACCGTTTTAGCTCCAGCACGGTGCCCTCCATTTCTCCGTAAAAACGGCCCCACGGGAATCGCACATGCACGTAGTCTCCAACCAAGATCGTGCGGCCGAACATTGTTGCTGCTGCGGCCGAACAAGGCGCCAGAGCCAATGGAGCCGTCATTTCCGGTTTCGTTTCCTGTGTTTTCATAGGTAGTTTGAGCTGCGGCTTGCATTTCATTCCTCTTCCGAAAGCATCAAAAGCTCAAGCGGACTTGCCGTTGGCTGATAAAGAAAAGACCGGATTTGATGCCAAAGGTCAAGCCTTTCGCGTCTCGTATTCACTTCCGAACGGTTGCGACGCATACGCTCGGCCTCGCGTTGGTTTTCAAAGGCACGGGCGCAAGCCGGATGGCGAACCGGCGGGCGTCCCCTGCGGGCCGAAGGAAGCCCGGGCATCAACTGCCCGCAGGTTGGGCACGTCTTACTCATCGTCACCCTCCCCGTGCTGGTTATTGCGATCCAGGAGGGCATACACGACGGCCCCCAAGCAGGCCAACACGAGGCCGAGGGTTGCGCGCACGGGGCTCATTTGCGAGCCTCCATCGCCGCAAATGCGGCCCGAAGTTGGTTGTTCTTCCGCTCCACGTCGGCCTCGAATGCCTGAAAGGCCAGGCCAAGGCATCGCCCCGAGCCGTGATGAAAGCTAGGGGCCTCTTCCGGCCCGACAAACCCCGAAACGCTCCAAAGGAAGGTTTGCGTTGAGCTGTTCCACGACACGCCGAAGGCGAAGTTGCTTACTCCCCTTGGCGCCATGTCGGGACTAGCCATTTCAGCCAACGCGTTTGCAATGGCGGTTTCCTGATCAAGTAGTGTTTTCATGTTTGTTTATCTCCTATCTGTAAGTTACTGTTCGCCTTAATTCTATTCCGAAGGATGGTTTCAAGCGCAAGGGCCATGCCGACAAAGCCGGCCTCCCGTGCGCGTTGTATGGCGATCATCAAATCGAGGTTTGTCATGCGGCCTCCGGCCTGTAACCCGACAAAAGCGCAGCGTGCGCTTCCCGTGTCGCCCCGATGACGAATCGCGTGACCCAATGCTTTTCCGAAAGCTCATTCCGAAACGGAATGGCGTTTGCCCGAAGGTGCTGCGCCATTGCCGCAATGCTTTCGTCAATCCACTTCCCGCCGAAGAGGCTGAAAATGCCGATGCCGTAATTGGCGGGATAGAAACAGAGCGAAAACTGCCCCGGCGTCATGCGCGCAAACCCGGCCTCAATCTGCGACCGTAGTTTTTCCTTGGAAAGCATATGCCCCGCGTGGTGATGCCAGCAACTCGAGAGGTGCCGCTTTTTCGGGTCATTCCACTCTGCGGCATGTCGATCGAACGACGGCTTACCATCGTAGTCGAAATACGTCTCCGGGTCCGGCTCCTTGTATTTGGAACAAAACGCCGTGATAAAGGAGCGCATTACGTTGTCCTCGTCTTTCGGCGTCGCCCAGACGAAGTGCGGATACCTCGCAACACCAGGCGGGTATCCCTCGCGAAAGACGCCGATTTTGCTTTCAAGCGGGATTTCCCCCCCGCAGTCGAAGGTAAGGGCGCGGCCGGTTACTGCCGCGCAGAGGTCTGTCATTTGTTTTGTTTTCATAGGTTAGAATGGTTTGCCTTGGTCGCTTGAGCTGAGAGGGCCGCGCGCAATTCAGCTTCCAAGCGTGCAATGCGTGCCGCCTGATAGAAAGCTCGCTCCTCTGCAAGTTCTAGTTTGGCCCGCAGGTCTTCGTTCTCTGCGGCTAGCAGTTCAAAGGGTGTTGGTTCATTCATGGCTTCAAGTGTTCACGCAATGCTCAACCCCGGTTTCCGCCCATAGCTCGCGCGCAACGCGGCAAGCATGATCGAAGGAGGCACACGTCCGCACGCGGACCCATCCCGAGTCCGTGAGCTGGTAAACGCTTCTCATCGGGCAACCTCCTCCATCCACCCGAAGCGGCCGGCCTCGTTGCAGTAGCCAAATCCCAGCTCGTGCAAACGCTCAAGGAGGGCGCAAGCCTCCTCAAATCCAAGCGGCCCGTCGCACGCTGGGAATCCATTTTGGCGAAATCGGTCCGTGTAGCCGAAAACGTAGTAAGTTTTGACAGGTGTTGGGTTCATGGGTTAGAGCCAAAGTAGGCTTTGGCGTCGCGAATGGCTTCGCGCTTAGTCCGGACGTCGGTCCGATAGGTGCGGAAATATCCGTCAATAAGCGCGGTCACAGACCAAAGCCCCGAAGGGAATCGGCGTTCGCAGGATGTTACTTCAATTCGTGTTTTCATAGGTTCAGGGATGCCGTGATCTCTTCAGCCTCGTATTCGCACATTGCTGCGAACGCGGCCGGGTTAGCGTTGCGCAAGGATTCCTTCACTTCGGAAACAACTCCAAACCCTAGGGCCGCATCATAAACTCGCCACGCATCACCCGCACGGAGTTTTTCCGGCGAATCAGATGCGCGAAGCATTGCAGAGCGGACTAGCGAACGGGTGTCTTTCATAGGTTCAAGGGTTCAATGGCGCCACCCTAGCAAGGGGAGCGCGATGAAACCTAGCGACCGGAGAACGCGGGATGCGTCGGCCCCGCAACGTAAACGTGAAAATGCGCCGTTCCACGCGGGCAACGATACGCCCTAAGATCGACGAGGTTGACAAACCGCATATCACTGCGAGCCCGCACCCACTCAAGCAGAGCGTGCGCGTCTTGCTCGGGGCTTATGGCCCAGGCGCAACGGCTAGCCCCCCCGCCCGCCCCTCCCCATCCGCTCATACACTTGTCCTTTGCCACAACGGCGAGGTAGTGCGTGCGTTTCTGCTCTTCGTTTCTGTCGTCTTTTGTTGTTTGCATAGCAAAGGGCCGCCCTCCCCGTGGAGAGAAGCCCGGGCTAGGCACACAACACTACCAAACCCCAAACCCAGACCCGGCCCCGCCCCAGGTATTGCCGGGCAGTTTCGAGTGTTTGAGGTAAAAGCAACAGCCGCGCGGATCGCCGCCAATCGTGGCAGACAAATCGGCGTATGGCTCAACAGCACCCGCAACGGCGCGGTGAATCGAATTCACCCGCTTGTCATACGCAACCTGCTCAACGTAACCGTTGCAGTAGTTCTCCGCGTTACGCTTGGCCCGCATAGCGAGCTTGCGGAACGTGTCCGCATCCTCTGCGATCAAGTGCGCCGGCCGACTCGGGGCAAGCCGTGCCAGATGCACGGCGAGTTCTACGGTGTTGGTTTTCATTATCTGTTTCTCCTCTGTTGTTAGTTGTGTGTGTTGCTCTCTTCTCAATCGTGATCGTGGCGCTCGCAGGTTGCTGCCAGGAATTTCTCAAATCCCGCCATATCCTCGGGGGATAGGACGCGCGGCTCGCTTGCCCGACTCCTCGCACCGCTTTCCTGAAAAATCATCCACGCTTTCGATTCAGCTCGGTTGATAACGGTGATGGTCCTGCGGCCAGCATGCCATTGGGCAAGGTATTGGGTGAATTTCATGGGATAAATTTCTGTTCCTTGTGCTCTCTACTACGCCACTACCCTACCACAACCCGCCATTCCTCACAATAGGGTGTTTTACCCATTCTCTCACTCTTTCGACAAATTCTCAGGCACACAGCCCGACTGCCTCGCTTATCACCCCAGCTCATCCACCCCCCCGCCCGCCCCTCCCTGTTTGCTTTTGACTTCGTCCGGGACTACCAACCCCCTCCAAGCCTGCTGAGAATGAACGCATCTACGTATTTGTATGTGTTGATGCGAGTAAAAGGGGTATGTTTTTCTTACGGGGAGTTGTGAGGGAGCACGTGGTAGGCACGTGGGCTCGCTGCGCTCGCCTGCACGTGTTTACTGTTGGGCTGATAGAGTGCGTGCTCTCAGTGTTTACGCCGTTCTCGCTGCTAGTCGCAGCTCGTTACGGCCCACTACGCCGACAACCACGGCACAACACGACTGTGCTTCGCTTAGCCGCTCAGCAAGACGGACGGCAGGCGAAAAAGTTACACTCTCCCCCAAATTATTTCACCAGCGCCCAGCCCTAGGTGCTACTACCTAGGGTGTTTACACTAGGTATGTTCCACTAGGTAGCCATACTTAGGGAGTTTACCCTGGGTAGATTCCACTGAGTAGGGATACCTAGGGTGTTTTGCCTAGGTAATTGCCACTCCGTAGTTCGCCATGAGTGTGTTTCCCTAGGTAGTGGCGGGGGGGGGATCACGCCGAGCCTGCTCGGTTACTTGGGTGAGTAGTTCACTGCCCCGTAAAAAATAGTCTCAAAAAGGGCTCATACTGTGTAAGTGGAAGGCTTACCGGCTCCCGCCTCGCCTTGCCGATGTCGGCAGTGCCTGCCGTCTCGTGCAACCGTATGGTAGCGTTATTTAGCCCTACGGGGAAGTTGGCAAGCCTTTTTTTTGAGAAAGTTTGTAGAAAGATGTAAATAGGGGTGGGGTAGGGTTTTAAAATTGGAGATAAAAAGGGGGTTGACGTGTTCGGGGTAGGTTGTTGGTCTTTTCTTAGAAGCTCATGGAAACGACTAACGACAACGGCAACAACGCGCAGGGCGCGGCTATTCGTTACGAGCCATACGTTGATGAGATTCGCCGGTCGGTCAGGAAGCGGCAGACAAGGAGTGAGCTGCGTCGTATGTTTTTTAGTGGAACGGGGTGCTCGGTTCCAAATGGGGTAAATCTCAGGAGCTTTGTCTCAAAGTGGCACGCCCATCAGCAGGCAATTAACGCTGGGGCGTTGCCGTCTCTTTTTTGGCTTGAGGTGCATGGACTAAAAAGCAATTCCTGAGAAAACCTATGCAAAACGACGACAGGACTCAACACGCGGCGGCAGAGGCGGCTTCCGTGCGAAATGCGGGCTTTGGTGGGCGTTCGAGTGCCGTGGTAGCGGAGTCGATAATGACGGCCTTGGGGACGGGCGATGGGCGTGCTGTCGTTGAGGAAAAGAGTCCGGCGAAGGCGGCTTTGGCTTTGGACTTGATGGCGGAGGGGAAGAGCTTGAAGCACGTCCAGAAGAAGACGGGGTTGAGCCTGCATGACTTGGCAGCGTTGCGTAGTCGGCACCCGGAGGCGTTGGCGGAGCGGAAGCGGGAAATTGCGCAGGGGGCTTTGCAGTTGGCGGAGAGTAGCCGGATGCTGGCGATGGAGAAGATGCAGCAGTTGGCGGATGATCCGGAGCAGTTGAGGAATACGAATTTGAGGGATTTGATGGTGGCTTATGGGGTGGCGCTGGACAAGAACCGGGATGCGACGGGGGAGACCAATAGGATGACGCATGACGTGCGGGTAATTGGGACGACGTTGGAGGATGCGCACAAGTTCATCGAGGCGGCGAAGGAAAAGGCCCGTAAACGCAAGGAAACGGCTGCGGTGGAGGTTGTGGTTGAGGAGGTGAAGAGTGAAGGCTAAGGAACGCCGCATTTCATGGACAACCTCCTATGAGCAGGGGGAAGAGGCTGCCGAGCTGGCGGAGGGCTTTGCTGCGTTGGAATGGGAGACGGCCAACGGCAGGGAGGGTGAGTGGGAGCGGGTAAGGACGCTTTGGGGTGATGGGAAACTTGGGTATGCCGGTTACATCCGGGGAAAGACGCTTAAATGAAAAACGAAGTAGGTAAGTGGTATCGGTATGACGATTTGGGCGACAAGGGCGGGCTTTATGCGGCGAGAGCGAACGGTTCACTGTCGTTTGGTTTTTACATGGGTAAAGACCCCGAGGGATTTGCTTGGTGGGGGCCAACGGCATTCAGCCAAGATACCAATTGTCTTTCAAAGGGCGAATGGGGATACCACGAGCGCGATTTGGTTTTTGTAAAGGTTGGGGACGGAACAGAAATTACAGAAAGCAAAGCATTTTCAGTTATCTACGAATCTCTTATTTGATGCTTACTTGGAAGCGACATGAGTTGTTGAAGCCTCCGACGGACGAGGAGGTGGCGTTGATGGAGCCGGAGGAGCTGCTTGCGGTTCACAAGGCTTACCACGAGTCCATTGCCAACGCGGAGCGCGACCCCTATCGGTATGGGTTTGTCCTAGACCATTGGAAGCGGGCCGATGAATGGTTTCATAAGTATCGGACACTGTTGCTCTTCGGTGCTAACCGCTCCGCGAAAACGAGTTACGGAGCTAGGGCCGTGGTTAGGGCGGCAACGGAAAACCCCGGAAGCCTGATTTACTGCTTTAGCCAGACAGAGGAAACGTCTTTGCTGGTTCAGCAGCCGGCCATTTACCTAGCCCTTCCGGCTGAATTAAAGGTCAAAAGGACGGAGAGCGTCACTCACATCAGTTACAGCAGCCAAAACGGCTTTACGGGCAATGCTCTGGTGCTTCCGAACGGTTCCCGAATCGTCTTCAAGTTCTACACCCAGTTCCAGCAAAACCAAACCATCCTTGAAGGTATGCAGTTGGGGGCTAGGGATGCCCAGTGGATCAACATCGGAGCATGGCTGGACGAGTATTTGCTGGGTATGGAGCTAATTGACCGCCTCTACCTGCGTTTGGCTACCCGTAACGCTAAATTGCTCGTTACCTTTACCCCAAAGGACGGCATTACGGAGACGGTGAAGTATTTCCTGAAGGGTTGTGAAACGGTGGAGAAGCGGGATGCGGAGTTGATGCGGGTTTTGCATGGCCGCAAGGACTGCGAAGTGCCCTACATCCAGAAAAACGAGAGCCGCAACACGGCCATCATCTACTTTCACAGCAAGGACAACCCTTGGAGCGGCTATGAAACCATTGTTGAGCAATGCAAAAGCAAGGGGGACGCCGATTACACGCTGACGGCAGCCTATGGGGTGCCTACGGCGATGTTTGAGACGCCTTTCCCCTGCTTTTCAACGGAAGTGAACGTGGTTAAGCCGTCGGACATACCCACCAAGGGCGTTACCCGCTACATGGTGCTTGATCCGGCGGGGCGTAAGAACTGGTTCATGGTTTGGATTGCCGTAGATGAAGAGGGGACGTTCTGGGTTTACCGGGAATGGCCGGGCGTGGACGTTGGGGAGTGGGCGGTGGAGAAAAACGGCGACTTCATCTCCGGTCCGGGCTCCCGTGGACGTGGTTACGGCATCGGGGAGTATGCGGCGCTGATTCGGTCGCTGGAAAACATGCCGGGCGAGGTGATTCACGAGCGAATCATTGACCCTCGGCTGGGGCAGACGAAATACATGAAGGAAAGCGGCGCCTCATCCATCATCGAAGACCTTGCCGACCAAGACCTGATTTTCCTGCCGGCGCCGGCCTTGGACATTGAGGATGGGTTGCAGGCTTTGCAGACGAAAATGGCTTACGACCGGAGGAAGCGGCGGGACTCCATGAATCATCCGCATTTTTACATCAGCAGTGAGTGCGAGAACACAATTTCGGCGTTGCAACTTTACACGGGCGAGGGCGGCTACGAAGAGGCATGGAAAGACCCAATCGACTGCTTGCGTTACGCTGCCATCACCGGCATTTACCACATCGGCGATCAAAAGCCCCGTGTCATCACGGGCAAACGAGGATACTAAGCATGGCTAACATCAAATTCGAGGACTTGCGGCAGGAACTCCGACTCAACCGGCTTGAGCTGTCCAAAATTCGGAAGCACAAGTGCATTGAGGGCGAGGACTGGTTTAAGGACAAGGAAGGCTCTTGGTTCACGGAAAAGGGGGTGGACAAGGTGCGGCTGGCCCACGAAATCCCGCTGGCCGTGCCGGAGCGGGTGAAGGTGCGTATTATCGGCAAGGCTCCGAACAAGCGTTGGGTTTGGGGCATCACCCTTGGCAAAAACAGCCATCGCGTTCCGGTGTTCATCCCCAGCCGCCTTCACCCCGACCGCCTGCTTGGCAAGCTCATCAACGCAGACGTTATCCAGGACTCCAACGGCATCACCTACCGACATGAAGCTATCGGAAAACTTACCCGCTGAAGACCGCTTTGACGGCAAGATGACCAATCGTGAGCTTTTCGAGCATCACGAGCGGCTTGTGGCGTTTGAAATCCTTACCCGTTGCCTTACTTCGTGCTACTATCCAATGGGGTTGCCGGAGCTTCAGGAGAAGACCGGGCTTGGGCCTAAAACCATTCACCTGATTATCGGCAAGCTGAAAACTAAGTATGGACGACAAGAACGACGTGGAACTTCTTTACACGAGCGAAACGCCGAGCGTTGCGCTTTTGAAGAAGGCGTATGACGACACGGTAACGGGGCTTGCGACGTATCAGCAGGCAGCCAAGACCAGCTTCGACACCCGACACAACATTTGGGCCGGCAAGTCGGAGGACTTGCGCAAGAAAGGTGCCGATGCCTTCCCGTGGACGGATGCGTCGGATACGGAGGTTTTCCTTTCGGATAACGCGATTAACACCTACATCGCCCTGTTTATGAACGCCCTCCAGCGGGCGAACATTCGGGCGAATCCGGTAGGCTTTGACGACATTGAGCGTTCGGCTACGGTGTCGGCGTTTCTGCGGTGGATGGTGGCGAGTTACATCCCCGAGTTCCGCCGGCAGATGGAGCTTGGTGCAAACGACCTTCTCACCAAGGGCATCATGATTACGCATGTGGGATGGCTTCAAGAGAAGCGCACCTACTTGCAAGACGTGACGCTGGAGCAAATTGCGGCTGCCAGCCCCGACCTTGCCCGCGCCATCATGGAGAAGGACAAGGAGGAGGAAATCCTCGCCATCTTCAGCCAGTTCTTCGGCAAGATTGACGACAAGAAGTTTGCCAAGCGCATGAAGGTTGCGCTCAAAGACCTTCGCAAGACCGGCAAAGCCCGCATTCCGGTTAGCCGCAACTCCGTGGACTGCCCCTGCGTGGAGAGCATGTCGCCGGACCAAGACCTCATTTTCCCGAATTACACGCGCGATCCGCAGTCGGCCCCGCATTGCTTCCGGCTGCGCAAGATGACGCCGCAGGCAATTGAGAACGCGGTGGCTACGCTGGGGTGGGACGAAGAGTGGGCCGAGGCGGTTCTGGAAATGGCGCTCGGCAAGGATTACCGCACGGGCGACGCCATCAACAACCGCAACCTCATTCGTGAGGGCGGACTGACAAACAAGCTGGTTGACGTGGTTTACGCCTATCAGCGGCTCATTGACGAGGACGGCGCCGAGGGCATCTACGAAACCATTTTCTGCCCGCTGGCGGTTGAATACGAGGGGCGGGAGGTGTTTGCCAAGCATTCCCTGATGAACGGCTTTGATGACTACCCCGTGGTGGTTACAAAGCTCGGGGAAGAGTCCCAGCGGCTCTACGAGGGCGCTTCCGTGCCCGAGCGGCTACGCGGGCTGCAAATGACGGTCAAGGCCGAGCGTGACAGCCGAATTGACCGGAACAGCCTTTCTACGGTGCCTCCGCTGCTTTGCCCGGTTGGCTCCGAGCCGAAAGAGTGGGGTCCGCGTTCCATCATTCCCTATCGCCGGCAGAACGAAATCAGCTTCGCCCCGACTCCGCCGTTCAATCCGGGCTCCATCGAAATTGAGAATACGATGCTGATGGAGGCCAACAAGGTGATGGGCCTCGATCACGAGAATCCGCTGGCTCCGCAGCGCCAGCAGTTCTTCGTGAACAAGTTTCTGGAGCACGTTCGCGATGTCATCAAGCTCGCGTTCAAGTGCTATCAGCGGTTCGGCCCCGAGTCCGTGTTCTTCCGCGTCACCGGCAAGGGTGAAGGTCAGACCATGACCAAGGGTAGTGCCGACGAGAACTACGACATCGCCATTGAGTTCGACGTGCTGATGAACGACCCAGAGAACATGGAGAAGATTCTCCAGCAGTTCGTCAGCCTGCGGCAGTTGGACGCTAACGGGCGTATTGACATGGACCTGTTGCTTGGCAGCATTGCCTCCATGATTAGCCCGACGGTTGCCGATGCCGTCCTTCGCCCCGCCAAGACCGCTACGGAAGAGGTTACGCGCGATGTGATGGACGATCTCAGCAAGATTTACGCGGGCATGGAAATGGGCGCACGCCCGAACGGAGCACAAATAGCCATGCAAGTTATTCAACAGTATGTCCAGCAGCCCGACGTGTCGCAGCGTCTTAGCGCCGACGAGGCGTTTTACAAGCGGCTGGTCAAATACCAGGAGCAGTATCAGTTCCAGATACAGCAGGCGCAGAATGCCCAAATTGGCAAACTAGGCACGGCTCCGGCGCAGGTTGGCGGTATGCAAACCCAAGGAATCCAGCAATGAAGAAACCGACACTTGAGCAGGCTGTAAAGGCGTTGGAGCACAACGAGAACTTCCAAGTCATAGTTGAGTTTGTCGAACAGCAGAAGGAGGCTTCGCTGTCCGAACTCTATCGGGCCAACACCGATCAGGTTCAGCAGATTTCTGGTGAGCTTATTGCCTCGGATCGCATTCTGAAGGTGTTTCGTTCCGTTATGTAAACAGGGCGTGTTAGTATGCGGTCAGCTTTCTCCGGGGCGTTAATCCGGTGATTCAATGACCGATACCAAACCTATGCCCGACGCCGGGGGCTCTACAAATACGGTGGAAACGAAGCCTATGGATGCTGAGAAGTTCTTTCTCCAGCGTCGCGTAGCCAGCCTGACTGGCAAGAAGGAGGAAGCGCCACAAACGCAGCCTGCAACGAGCGAGCAACCGGCTGAGACAGCCCCCGAAGTCCCGACGGTTCCCGAGGCCGAAAACACGCCCGAATTGGAGCAAGCCTCGCCGGAACAGCCCAAGGACACACGGAAAGACGTTCTTTCCAAGTTGGATTTGGGGAATTTGTCCGAGCAAGAGCTGGACGAGTTGGCCAAGAAACTCGGTAGTGGCGCGGTTGCCCGTTATGGGGAACTGACTGCTAAACGAAAGCAGGCAGAGGAAAAAGCCGCTGCACTTGCTGCCGAGGTTGAGCGGATGCGTGCGGAGAAAACGCAAGCTACGCCAAAAGTTGAAAACAACCCCTACGCGGACGTTACCACGCTGGAGGAACTCAGTTCCAAGCAGCGGGAAGCGGCACAAGCCGTGGAGGTTTTGGAAGAGAAACTTTTCGAGGCTTCCGACCTGTCGGTAAATGACATTGCTGCCAATATCAACGGCAGAGATTACACCAAGGTCGAACTGCGTAAGGCTCTTTTGGAGGCCAAGAAGGCGCGTGATTCGTTTATCCCTGCCCAGATGCAGGAGCTGAAAGAGCGTGATGGCCGCAAGGCCCTCAAGGCTCAATTGGACGAGCAGATGCGCAAAGAGCTGGCTTGGCTCGAAGGCACGGACAATGACACGCGGAAGCAGTTTGAAACGCTTCGTTCGGGGCCGGTAGTGGAGAAAATCCGCAAGCTGGTTCCCGAGGCCGAGGCGGCGCTGGACTACCTTTTCGCCCACGCGGCGAACAGCATGTATGGCGTTCGTAAGGTGCTTCCGCAAGAGTCCCCGTCCATGAAGATTACGCCCCCGTCTCCGGCGCGCACGCAAGCGGCTCCCTCCGCCCGCGTGGATGCCAAGTCGGAAGCGTTCCTCAAAGACTTGGATAGTCGTTTTAGGAAGACAGGTGACCCCGAGGTTTGGGTAAAGCTCCAAGCAGCAAAGCTAGCATCACGAAAATAAGCCAACATGGCCTTCAGTAACAGTTACGATACCACTTCGCCCGGCTCCGCCGCGCTGAACCGCGAGCAGCTTCTCGATTCCGTCGAGATGCTGGCTCCTGAGCAGACCCCGTGCTATTCCACCGCCACCAAGATCAAGGCGACCGCCACCTTCGTTGAGTGGGGCCTTGACAAGCTCTCTAGCCCGTCCACCACCGCCGTTGCCGAGGGTTCGGACGTGCAGGACTTCACGGACGCGTTCGAGAACGTCGCCCGCGTTGGCAACTACGTCCACAAGCTCCGCCGGAACTACATGGTTTCGGACATTCAGGAAGCCGTCACCTCGGTTGGTCCGCAGGACATTGCTCGTGCGCAGATGAAGGCGACGATGGAGCTGAAACGCGACATCGAGGCCACCCTGCTTGGCACCCAAGACCGTGCGGCTCCCGACGGCGCCGGCACCGCGTCCACCCTGCGTGGCCTCGGCGACTGGATTGACAGCGCCGGCCCGTCCGACGTTCCTGCGGCCTATCGCACGCCCGCTGGCAGCATCCACGCTTCCGGCACGTTCAGCGAGACGGTTCTCAACAACCTCATCACGTCGATTTATCGCACGTCTGGCGAGGCGCAGAACCTCACCCTGCTTGCGGATACGGCGCTTCGTCGGGTTATCTCCGACTTCGCCCGTGCGGACACGACCTCGGGTGCTTACCGCACCTTCAATGCCTCCAGTTCGGACGCTACGATTACCCTCAAGGTGTCGCAGTATGATTCGGACCACGGCATTGTGTCCATCGTCAACATGAACCCGGATTGCGCGCCGGATACCACCAACAAGGACACCGGTTACATCATCAATCCGAGCAAATACTCGGTTGCGGAGCTGATTCCGATTGGTGTCACCGCCGGCATCAATCAGGGTGGTGGTCCTCGCGGTTGGGTTGACTGGACCGGCACGCTCCGCGTTGCCCATCCGGCCGCCCACGGCAAGATCACGGTCCTCAGCTAAACCTTAACCAAGGACTAACCAACATGCCCGCTCTTACCAATCCCGAAGTCGCCAAGGGGTTCACCCACGTCTTTAAGTTCGATTACGTCGATCTTCAAACCACGGGTTTCCTTTCCACCCTCGGCGCTGCCAACCAGAAGATCATCGCCTCCGTCCCCCCTGGCGGCATCGTTGATCGCTGCGTAGTCATCAACCTGACCGCCGAAGCCGGAACGTCTGACCTGACGCTTGACGTTGGTGTCACCGCTGCCGACCCTGACGAGTTCATTGACAACCTCGATTTGGATGCCCTGACCTACGCATCGTTTAACACGGGTGATGCGTTTGTCGGCACCGATTCCGGTTCGGCGACTACCGTGAACGTCGTGAACGGCTACATCAACAACGCCAGCACCGCCAAGTCGGTTTACATGGAGCTTAACGGCACCGTGGCGAACCTTACGGCCGGTGAGTGGATTATCGGCCTTCGCATTGCCGATCTTGGTTCCGCCGCCTAACTAGCAACCCGTTGTGCTAGTATGAAGGGGAGGAGCGAAAGCTCCTCCCCTTTTCTTTTTTCATGCAAATCATCACCGCATTGCCGCGTTACAGCGACGGCGAGATTGACCGAGCCATTTTCAAGGAACTCAAAACGGGGCATCAGTTGCTCAAGGCGCGTGAGGAGTTTCGTGACAATCATGCCGCGCTTGAGGCGCAGACGTTCAAGGGGCACAAGTCGGTCAAGGGGTTGGGCAAATGCGTGGCGGTTTGGGACCAGGGCGACTACCTGCGCATGGTGAAGAAATACGGACACGAGGAAGTGAACAGTAAGGACTTCCTGCGCACGTTCCAGAAGCTCTACCCGCAATTGAGCCCCAATCGGGTCTGACATGGAAACCGAGACATACACAAACGTCTACACGCTGGTCAAGGCCCTGTCGGGCAACACGGCGTTTACCTCGGAAGAGGATACGCTGGTAAACAGCTTCATCAACCGGCGCATTTACGATGCTTACCGTCGGTTCGAGCGTTGGCCGCGCTACCTCAAGCTCGGGGAGGCCCGTGCCGCTACGGATGGGGTTATTCCGTTCACGCAGGAAACCCTCAGCAGCATTGATACGTTCCTTCGGGTGTATGCCGAGGCTCCTTACTCGGTAAACTCGGTTCAGGAATACGATTTTACGGTGACGGTGGACGGTGCGAAGGTTATCGGCGACTACGAGAGCGCCACTACCTTCTACGTTGATTACAAGAAGCGGCTAGACGGCCCGTTCAACAGCACGACCAACACGTCCATCCCGATTGAATTCAGCAAGTATGCGTCCTACGGGGCATATGCGGACTTCCTTCGCTACGACGAACAGCACGCCAAGGCGCAGGTTGAAGACGCCAATGCGGAGCAAGTCCTTCTGCTAGAATTGCGCTCGGCTATGGCGCAGAGCAACAACCGCAATGCGGGGATGCGTATTCGTAGCCACCACACCGCCCAATCCCGCTGAACATGGCTAACGCTCGCATTGTCAACACGCCTTCGCAGGCTATCCCGCAGAGCGGGACCACCCACGCTCAAATCACGGTGGGTTCTTCGTCCGCCGCCCTTAGTGCCAGTCTCACGCTGGCTGCGGACACGACGCACGTTCTGGTTCAGTTCAATAACGCCAACGCTCGCGTGACGTTCGACGGCTCCACCGCTGCGACCAGCACGCGCGGCTTCCTTTACGTTGACGGAACGCCAGCCTACTGGACCCGGCAAATGTTCAATTCGGCGCGTGCCATTCGCACGGCGAGCACGGATGTCGTAGTTGAGGTTCAGCAACTCAATTTCCTCTAAGCATGGACGTTTTCAAAACACTGCTTCTTAGCACGCCGGGCGCAATTGGCAGTTCGGTTGCCATCACCGGGGGCAGCATCAACGGCACGAACATCGGTGCTACAACGCCGGGCACGGGTGCGTTTACCACGGTTGACGCAAACGGCGTTCATCTTGACAGCGCATACACGATTGCGGCTATGGGCGATAGCCTTACGATGGGCGGCGCTTACATTGATCGCTTGCTTTCCAAGCCTGCGTTTACCGGATGGCAGATTCGCAATCACGGCATCACGGGGCAGACGGCGGTGGTGATGAATACGCGGTTTGATGCCTGCGTTGTTTCCCGTGGTGACGTGAACTATGTCATTATCTGGGCTGGTATTAACGACGTCGTTCAGGACGCTTCTGCGGCTACGATTCAGAATGCCTTGCAGGCCATGTATACGGCTGCTTCGGGCGCCGGAATAAAGGTTGTTGCGGTGAATATGACGCCGTTCAAGACCAATGCCGACTGGAGCGCCGGCAGGCAGACGGTGCTGGATACTGTCAATACGTGGATTTCCTCTACCGCCACTGGTATTGACTACATTGTCGATGCTTACACGGCGCTGGAAGACCCGGGTGCCGCCGATACCTTGCTCGCGGCGTATGACAGCGGGGACCACCTTCACCTAAGCACGGCTGGTTACAACGTGGTCGGAGACGCCATCGCTACTGCACTTGGCACTCTTACGGCAATTGAGGATGCGTCTTCGTTCGTTCGATACGGAGACGAAACGAAGAACGTCATTACGCGGGCCGGAACAAATCATCTCTGGACCGACGCGCAGTTTACGGTTGCTGACACTACTGAAACCACGGGAACCGGAATCGGGGCATTGGTCTGCAAAGGCGGGGCCTCTTTTCGTGGCGGAGTGCGCGCAGCAACTACCGGGACTTTTGGCGGGGTAATTTCCACTACGGACACCACGGCTTCCAGCAGCACCACTACGGGCTCTATTGTTGCCAGTGGCGGCGTTGGTGCGGCTGGCAACATCACCGGCGGTGGCTATCTTAGCGTTGCTGGCTCGATTACCTCCAGCGGCAACGCAACGATTACCGGCGGGTCGCTTGTCTCCAATTCCACATCTGCCGTTCTTACGGCTACGGCAAACGGAACGTCTGCAAAATACGTTCGACTTGGATCAACGGGCGGCTCGTTGTATCTTGGTTCGGAAAGTTCCGTCGGCGGGGGATTCTTCACCGGTGCGGGCGCTTACGAGACGGTGTTGTATTCGCCGTCAAACAACACGTATTTCCGCACGCCCAAAACTACGCTGTCCGGCAACCTCCAAGTCAACGGAAGTCAGAATGTGCTGGCGGTGCCCTCGTCCGCCGACGCGCTTGGAACCAACAGCACGATGACGTTTGAGCTTACGAGCAACACGTCGCTTACGATTAAAGTTCGCGGCACGGATGGCACTACGCGAAGCGTTGCGCTGACTCTCGCATGATATGGGCCTACTTTCTTTTCTTGCATCCGCTGCGGGTGGCACGGTGTTGGGTGGTATTACCCAACTTCTAGGCACGTTTGCCTCTGAAGCCAAGGAATGGTCGGCGAGCAAGCGCCGCATCGCCGAGCTGACGGCGATTAAGGAACGCGACATCGCCATAGGCGAACTGCAAGCCTTCACGAAGGCACAGGAAGCGTCCATCAGCAGCGGT